TAAATTAACATTGCATTATCACCAACATTTTCCCAAATAAGTGAAATTGGAACATTGGCAGAATTTAAATTACCACCTGATTGTGTCATTGTTACATTACCACCATCAACAGTCATGATAATAATTTTTCTTTGACCAACAAATCTACCAGTACCCATTGTTATTGTCATTGCACCAGCAGTTGAATCTAAAAGAGTAACTTCTGTATCAACATCTACTGCACCAGCAGATGTAATAGTTTCTGTTGAAGAACCTTGTAATGTTGAAGATACATTTGGTAATGTTACTGTTATATTACCACTAAAAACTGAATGTGCAGGTGCTTGTAGTCCTACATAGTGTGCGTTTGAACTTTCACAGTATAATCTTAATTGTGATTGAGTACCATCATTTTTTAAATCTATAATACCAGATGATAAAGTTATTCTATCAAAACCACCAAATTTAATATCAATCTGGTTATCTGTATCGGCAGTTATACTTGTATTACCATCTGTATCTAAAAGTAATTCTCCACCATTCATATCAAATGAAGTGGCTGCAACTCCAGATGTTATTGTAGGTGATGTTAAAGTTTTATTTGTAAGTGTTTGTGTTGCAGTATTTAATGTTACTGTATCAGATGATAATGTTGTACCATCACCAAGTAATGTATAGACCTCTGAAAAGTTAGCATTGACTTTTTGAGCACCAGCTCTTAAATTATCACCAGTACCATCATTTGCTGTTGTTCCTACATCAATATCTTGTTTTGCCATTATTTGATATCCTTTTTAACTTAATATTATTTATAATAGTTTTTAAACTTCATCAAAAGTTTCTATTGTAGAATCGTATCCTTCTGTAGTTGCATCAAAAGTAAATGTACCACTTGTAGATGTTATTATAATTTCAGATGCAGGTGGAACATTTATCTTTGTCTTAATTGCATTAGCAGGTATACTACCATCAGATGCACTTACTTGATTAATTCTAAAATGACCAAATTGTTCTATTGTGAAATAAGTTGAATTACTAGCTTCACTTCGTATTGTTCTGTATATGCCTGGGTAGTTTGGTATAACACCTTCAACTGCATCTACTGTTTGAGGTGGCATAGTAAACGCATATCTTGGTAACAAATCTAAAGTTGGGCCAAGAACTAAACCTTTATCAGTCTGACCAATAGAGAATGTCATACTTGTTCTAAATGTTGCTTCTCTAGTATTGTCTGCAAAACCAGTATGTGAATCTTCACCAGACATAGGATTAACAGTATTAACACTTGTACCATCTGTTAATGTTCCTAATCTTCTTCTGAATACAGTCTGGAAGATATTCTTAAATGTTGTTGCTAATTCTGGAGTGAATGTTTCATCACCAGTATAATCTACCACATCACCAGCGGCAGGTGTTTGTATTGTTGCACTAATTAATGTTGAGAATGATACTTCACCAAAAACATTCCAACCAGCAGGATGAACTGTTTGTCGAATACTTTCACGCCAAAGATTAATTGATTCACCAATACGAACTACATAAGAATAATCTTGATAATATCTACTATCTTGTATTCTCATTGTTGCAGTAGAAACTTTACCTCTATCACCACTAAATGAACCTAATGCAGTACCTACTACTCCAACTGATGTTGTTACTAAACCAATATCTGATTGATGAACAGTTGCAGTTGCACCTGTTATAGATGTTATTGTATCACCTTTAACAAAATTTACTTGAGTATCTAATTCTAATACTTTTCTTCCTGCATCATAATCAACAACAGTTGCAGTATGACTTGTTAATGTATCACCTGCACTAAATGTACCAGTAACACCTTTAACAATAATATTTCTATTAAAAAATAAATCTGGTGGAGTTGTATAGTTAAAACCAAAGTTTGTAATTGCTATAGTTTTTGCATGACCAATTCTTGGAGCTTGTGTTGATAGTGCATGAAGGTTTGCACCAGTACCTGAAGATGTTACTGTAAGAGTAGGTGTCTTTTTATAACCTTGACCACTATCAATGATATTAACTTTTGTAATTTCACCTATCTCACTTGCAACACCTAAATCATTGAAAGTTTCTTCTTCAATAATTATTTGACCACCATCTTCTAAAGTTAAATAATCAGAATCACCAACAGTTTGTTCGTGTTGCATAAATTCATTATCTTCGTAACGAATAAAATCATTTGTCTGTAATAACATATGATTTGGTGATGTTAAATTCTCTAATAAAAATCCACCACCAACAACAGCAATTTTTGCAATTGCACCAACACCATCAGTTGATGTATTATTAAATACTATACTTTCTCCAACTGAATAACCTGAACCACCACCATCAATGAGAATCTCATCAACAGTACCAGGCCCAATACTATCAACAATTGCAGTAGCTTCATTATTACCACCAGTACCAAAAGAAAGAGTATCTAGTGCATTATAGTAGGCACCACCATCACTTATTGATGTATTTGTTACTACACCTTTTACAACACCTGAAATTTCAACATCTAAACTTGAATCAATTGTTTCTACAGTTTCACCTATTATAAAAGTACCAATAATAGAATCTTCATCTAAAGTAATCTCTGTTACTGTTTCTGCACCTTCTCTAAAATTGATAACTGTTTCTATTCTTGCACTTGCACCTGATGTAACACCAGTAACAGTTTGTCCAATTGATTTAGTAAAATCAGATAAACCAGTTTGTAGAATACGAATAACTTTGTTAACTAACCAAATACCATCTGATGGTCTTAATAGATTATCTTTTGGATAAACTATTGTTGCATCTTCATCAAATAAAATTCTAAAGAATAATTTGTGACCATCTCTTGTACCTTTGGCCGCATACATCTCTTTGATGTTTTTTAAAAGTTTTCTTTTTGATATGTCTGATGCCAATGTGTTTGGCAAAGATTCCATAAATGATGATTTGAACTTGTCAAGAAAATCATATACTGTTCCGTCTACATCTGCATAGTCTAATAATTGTTGAATGTTCTGAACTGGGTTTGCACGATATGAAGATACTGTTGAAGTTGCACCTGAAGTATTACCAGTAATTGTTTCACCAGTAATAAATTGTTGTTGTGCAGTAATGAATAATCTATTGTTATCATCAAAATCATCAACTAAAATTGTTGCAGTAGCTTTTGATGTTGAACCAGTAATTGTTTCACCAGCAGTAAACTTTCCAACTGATTCTTCTAGAACTATCTTTTCTTCTTGTTGATCTAGAATATAATTCTTTGTAACTGTTTCTTCTATGATGTAATCATTTGTACCAGTTAAAGTTAATTCACCAGATTCTAGAAATTGATAGTAATGTTTTAAGAACGAAGAAAATAAAGGATGGTCAGCTTTTACATACTCTGGTAATTGAGTTTGTATATGAGATGATACTCTATTTTTTAATGTTGGATTATATGCCATACTAGTATGATGTATTTGTTGTATATGATGTTCCTGCTGAAGAACCACCAGATTCTATTGTATCTACTCCACCAGTTATTGATATATTATCAAAATCAATTTCTAATAATTGATTTCTAACAGAAACAATATCATTTGAACTAGGTATAACTGTAACACTTATTGTTCCATCTGTATTAGTTGTTTCAGTAACATTTAAAGAATCTGCACTTACAACACCTGTTGCATAATTAATAGTACCTGCGGCTGAATCAACATATGTTCTTGTTGAACCTGCAACTAGATAATAAACTCTAACATTACCATTACCATCATCATCAAGAAATAATTCATTGTCATTACCAACTATTTTAAATCCAGTCGAAACTACAATACCACCCATTGCCGAATTATGACCATCATGTGGATTGTAAAGTGCATTTGCAAAATCAAACTCATATTTCTTTGTTGTATTTAAAGTTGCAGCTATTGACTTCTTAATTTTTACTGTGGTAATATTAGAAAGAATTGAAGTGTCTGTTGCATCAATTAATCTAGAAAGTTTTGAGAATCTAAAAATCTTATCGAACTTTGCTAAATCAGATGTATTGTAATTTGTAATTGTTGTTAAAACATTTGTTTGTAAATCACTTGCAGTTTTTGTTGTTGCATTTGAACTATATTTAAAATTAACAGTCAATAATAATTTTATAGTTTCATGATCTACAATTGTTGGTCGAACGGATGCAATATTATATTTGTCAAGAGCTCGTTCTATTACAAGTTTTTGAGCTTGTGTTAAATTATTTCCTGAAGTTGTTTTAATTGAAATATATACTTGACCAAATCTTGGTGGATTGTTATCTTCACCACCCCAAACTTGAACTGAATTTGTATCTGCAAAAACTTGTGGTACAATAACTTTGTAATCGTCTGAAGTTACTGCACGACCTTGTGATGCAAAATCTAATGGTGCATTATATTTTATTGAAGAAATAGATTCTGGTTCTGCACCACCAGATGCACTTGAAACTGTTGCAATTGTTAAATTAGTTTCACCACCAACTGATGTTCCAGAAAATGATGATGCACTATTTGCTTTACCTTTGTTTGTTACAATGTATTCTAAAGTAACAATGTTACCATCTGATACATCTTTACCAACAACATTATCACCAAAGTAAACTTCAAACTTACCATCTTCTACTTCTTGTAAGAAATAAACATTTGATGTATCAGTAACTTG